TTCACCAACAAGAGAGTGGCCAATCGTCTTTCGAATTTTAGACTGTTTCGAGGTAACTTGAACGTCAAATTCATGATTAATGGTAACTCTTTTAATTGGGGTTCTGCAATGGCTTCCTATTACCCATTGCCGAACTCTCAACGAAGTCCCTTCTATTACTCCGATATCAACTACAAGGGTGATCTCATGGCTGCCAGCCAAAGACCACACATTTTGTTGGATCCTACAACTAATTCTGGAGGGCAAATGAAGTTGCCATTCTTTTGGGATGAAGACAACTACGATATGATTAATGGCAATATGTCTGAATTTGGTGACATATGGATAGCTTCTTTAGCTAAACTTTACACCTTGAGCAGTACAGCTCCAGTGAACATTGCCGTCTATGCGTGGGTAACTGACATTGTTTTGTCAGGACCTACACAGACTAATCTGAATGGTTTGTCTCCCCAAGCTGATGAGTTTGATAATTCAGGACCTATTTCCAAACCTGCTGCGATAGTTGAGAAAATCGCTGGCAAACTTGAGAGTGTTCCTGCAATTAAACCCTATGCTATGGCGACGAAGATGGCTGCTGGCGCAGTCGGATCTATAGCGTCGAAATTTGGTTATTCTAGGCCAAGGCAAATCGAAAACCCTATGTTGTATAAAAACACGCAGAGTGCCGATCTTGCTACTATTGATGCTGTTGATACGAGTGCTGGCTTAGCCTTCAATGCGAAACGAGAAGTGTCGCTTGATCCACGTATGGCTGGATTAGGAGACACTGACGAGCTAGCATTTGACTACTTGGCGAACAAAGAATCCTGGCTGTTTAACGCACCATGGAACACTGCAGATCTGGCGAAGACGCGACTCCTCCACATACCAGTCACACCAATGTTAGCCAACGTTGATGCTAGAACGATCCCATCTACACAGAATGGTGTAAATCTCATCCCAGCCGGATTTGTTGCAGCACCATTCCGTTATTGGAGAGGAACGATGGTGGTAAGATTCCAATTCGTTGGTTCAGCTTATCACAAAGGTCGAGTCTTAGTCCAATGGGATCCGTCCGGATTCAATGGATCAGCTCCCGTCGAACAGAACGTTAGCTTTGCTAAAGTCGTCGATATTTCCAGTCAACGAGATTTTGAAATCGAAGTTGGTTGGGGAAGTCCGATTAATGCTTTGCAAACTGCTGGTATTCCACCAGCTAATACGTATAGTTTAACACCTGTCTATAATCCTAACCTCAATTTCCACAATGGCGTTGTTCGAATGTCAGTGGATACGAGGTTGGCATATATGACAACTTCAACTGATCCAGCATCATTTAATGTGTTTGTGCGGTTCAAGGACCTGGAAGTTTATGGTCCTGATTCCGATCAATTCAACTTTTATGCTCCATTCCCAGTCGGTTCTACCGACGTTCTTGCTAATCGTAGTGATGAACAAGAGTATGTTGAGCAAGCTGAAACAACCATTGGAGATGCTAAAATCCAACATGATGTCAACGCTCCTACAGGTGCGCCTTCGATACTTGAGAAGGGTGGAACTTATAGTCCTGGATCATCC